TGTGTTGGGAATGTATCATAGAAACGATATTTCCTGATACTTTGTCCATCACGGTCAAGTTGGAATACAAATGCATCTGCCTGATAATCTGCTGGATTTACTAAACCAGTGTTATCACTTAGTTTGTTGATTGTATTCATCCAGTTCTCAAACGCTGACCTTATTGCAAAGTCTGTATCGTTGATAACTGTAACTGTCCATGAATCGAACGTTCTGTCACCTGCGATTTTAAGTACCCTTCCTCTGAAAGGTACTTCGATCTGTGCGATGTTAGATGC